AGACCTGAACTCATCACCCTGAAGTCGTCCAGAAGCCATAGCCTGAGCAAGCTGCTGCATGGCCGCCGCAGATTCCTCCACAGAAGCACCAGATATCTTCATTGACTGACCAATAGCACGAGTGGCTACAGCAACCTGACGCTGTGTAGCGCCCATATCTGCAGCCGCCATAGTCATGCGAGAATACAGTCTGGCAGTCTCTTGAAGACCACTACGAGTCTGAATGGCAATACGCTGTACCTGGAAAAGTGCAACATTAAACTCTTGTGTAGTCCTTGTCACAGACCTTAAGCGATTCTCCATGTTGGTAATGGCATCGCTATAGAAAGTAAAAGCTCGAGCAGCACCATATACCGATGCGCCGATAGCTAAAGATCTACCGAAATTCATCATATTACGTGACATTTTATCGGTAGTAGCCTGAATACTCTGAACTGAACCCCTTAACTGTTCAAGATCACGTCTTGCTTGTGCGGAGTCCGATAGTGTTTGGATTACAATTGCCATACTATCTTCCAATTTTTAGCCCAAGGACTTTTTAGGGTCCTTGGGCATTTGAGGGAACAACCGTGGTTATTGAACCCAACGGCTTACCAAAGCGTAAAGCGATACGCTCTACAAAGAAAGCAGGAGCTTGTTTAGACGACCCCTGATTCAATCTTTCAATGTAGCTAGCATCATTTTCCACCCTCATCGAAGGAAAGAACCCCTTGCTTTCCCACCTACTGGCGGCAAAGCCTGTATCTACCGGAGTTGCTGCTTCGAGCTCCGCTATCATGGCGGAAACATTTCGCTCGTATCGTCTTTTTTCAATACGCGTAAATTGAGCGGTCACGCTTCGGAAAGTCTCATTGATTCCTTTCCAAATGACTCTCATTTAAAGGTCCTTTAGAAATTCTAACCTATCACCACCTTTAGCATTCTGCATAGCTTCAAACATAAGGGAACCTGGACGGGGTACATTGCTGGTTACTCGCTCATTAGCTTTCATCATGGCCAAAGATGGGAATAGTTTATCTGGTGAAGATTTAGTACCCATGCTGCGCATTTGTTGCGCTGCTCTTAAGTCGTCACGCCATTCATAGGGACGCCGCTTGAAGTATTCACCCCAAAGCATGTACTCTACGAATGACATGTTCTCTAAAATCTCATAAACAGGCACTCGAAGCATAAACGCTAATTCAAAAAGAAATAGCGCATTATCATCAAGGCCTATTTTGCGTTTGGGTCCATACCTGCATACTTAAGAACGTCATTGGACAACCGATTAAGATCATCCATTGGGAAGTTCTCAAAATCAACGTCCTCAAAGTCAGCCGCTGCAGGAACACCCAAAAGAATTACTTTCTTCAAAAGCTCAAAACCAGCCTGAGGATTATCTTCCTTAACCTCCATAGCCGATTTCTGAATTTCCATACATTCCGCCAGAGTGAGCTTATTAATCTCAAGCTGCGAACTCATGAACTTAACCCGCTTGGTCGCTCTGTGCTTGATCAGTTCGCGCAGATTCGTCACTACTGCTTCGGGCTTCGGTGTCAACGCCATCGTGTTTATCCCTAAATTTATCTGCATGTTCACGCTGGTATCTATCCAGCATGTTTCGCATATCATGGAGAACCATGAGCGTCATCATAACTTCCTGAGACTTAGCGGAATCAGTTGCAAACTCTTTCCACCTTTCACTAGTCTTTCGGATGCTAACATCAACGCTTCTTCGCATGTGTTTACTAGTGGCTCGTAATACATGAGCCATAGTGAATGGTTTAACGATCATCTGATCATTTCCTAGATAACAGGGGTACCCTTTCGAGTACCCCTTTAATTTAATTAAACTGCAGCAACAGTATAAGCACCAAAAAGAGGACTCTGCAACGAAAGAGTGAGAGTAGCCTGATTAGCATCGGTCAGCTGAGGATTGTAGACAATGGCTTCCAGCTTACCCACAAAATAGAACTCACTATTAGGAATAGTACCAAGACCAGCAGGGAGCGATGCATACTTCGTGGCACCAGTACCAGTGGGCTCAGTATTAAGCAAGCTAAACCGCCAAACACGAGCAATGGAGTCACCGACCATATTACCAAGAATATTTCCAGCTTCCTTAGCCCATTCTTGCGGGATATAATTAAGAGTAAGCTCCATAGAAGGGGCATCAGCCTGACCCTGGATCTGATAAGAGGTCTTGGAACCATAGTTAGGAACATTAACGATGTTGGCTGGAGTACCAACTGCCGGAAACTCTCGAACATTCTTAATACGAACGAAAGCACCAGCGGCAAGAACACCACCATCACTCTCAATCTCACTTGCAAAGAGTGCTGCAAATTCAGCAGCCGTGTCAAGTCCTTCTAAAGCGTCATTATCAAGGTCTACAGCAGGGGTGGCAACGGCCATGTCCGAGAACAGGCCAGCGCCGATTGATGTAATGTGAGCCATTAATTTACTCCGAAGTGGCTGAATGGTATAGAATAGATAGCTCTTGCTAGAATAGGATTATCTCTATCCCGTTCAACAGGCCCTAAGGCACTTTTAAAGAACTGTGTAGTTCCAAAAGTTCTCTGTTGCAGGTAGCTATCCAGTGTGTCTGCAATGACTGAGATCGGTCTAGGACCTCTCCCTGTCGCAATGAATAACTCTATCATCAGCACTCCCGATATCGAGAGCATGTTTAACGAATCACCATTGGGTACGATACTCATTCGTATCCATTCTTTACCACCACTTTCTTGGTCAAAGTTGGCAGGAAATGTGGGGATAGCTTCTGCTTTCCATTCGGCTGAATCAAACAGTGTGAATATTTCAGATTCTGTTAAGACATATTTCCCCATTATCGCGACCTAAAAATCTCAAGAAGTTGCGTGTACCCATCATCATAGATTGGTTGACCAATAGTCCATTGTTCACCATCAATAGTTACTTTATCGTACATGTCGATATTAATTGATTTTGTGAGTAGTTCCTTGTAAAGAAACTCAGAACTTTCCTTTTTAGATTTCTGAACTACAGCTTCAACTCCTTCGAGATCAGCCATATTTTCAACCACAGGAACTGCACCAGCAAAATCAAATTCAATGGTGTCCTTTGTATTAAAAGTCACGAGTGTAACAAGACTTTCAATAATTCCAAAAGCCATGTCCACATTCTTTTGGATAATACTGTCAAAGTTCACCAGGCCCTCCACCATAAGCTACCGCCAAATGGACTACCTGGAAGCACACCACTAAAGTAACTACCACCTCTGGTGTAAGGAGAAATCATTTCATAAATATATGAAGGAACTAATTCAGGTGATCGAATCTTAGTAAGTGAAATGCTTCCCACATCTAAGCTTTCAACTCCACCTGAGTCTTCCAATACTTCGGGATTCTTGATTAAATGAAGAGCTTCTTCACAGACAGCGTTCAGGAACGGTTGAGGCATTCCCTCAACAACGATAAACGCCGACTTTCTAGGAAAGGCAAATAGCTGGAGGGGGTCCACTTGTTCACCACCCCAGGCCATTGTATTAAAGATATTGGTGGCAGTGACTAAGGCAGCTTCTTTAGTTGCTTCATCACTGGCCACCCATTTCTCTGAGCCAATCCTTGTTAAGAAATAGGCGTCCGCATCCTCGACGCTGACATAAGTGTCCACGCCTACGACGATCGCCATTATGTTACTCCTTAACTATGGAAAATCGGAAGAATACCTAAGCTAAGTGCCGAAGACGACTTACGTTCCCAAACAGAGTCAGCCGTATCAGGAGCAGCCACAACCGTGGCATCACTCACAGGGACAATAGTCTCAGATGCACCAACGGTAACACCCTTGTAGTCCAGATTCGACGGGAACTTGGTATCAACACCACGCCAGTTATAACCGACAGGGTGAGCAACATAGCCCCAACGATACCAGATTTCAGTCGAACCACCACCATGGTAACTAGCTTCAGTCTTCTCAATACCAACCGGCTCAGGAATGGTAAGGGGTTCCATAGCAATGGCACCAGGAAGCACAATATAAGTAACCTTAGTACCAACAATGTTGACACCGCCACCACCATTAATGGCAGCAAGCTCAGCAGGAGTAAACTGACCATTAGCACGACTCTGAATAATCCGGAACTTACCGCTCAGGATAGTCTCAAAGTCAATGCTTGCATCAGTCACGCGATCAGAGTCAATCAAGTTGGCACTACGGAAGGAAGCCAAAGCGGAAGGATCAAGAATAATGTAAGCATAGGGCGGCTCATAATCCTTAAAGCCCATACCAAAGGCATTAATAAGACCCTCAACTCGAGCGGCACCAACACCTGCATCTTCAACAAGCTTACCGGCACCAAGGTCCACATACATACCATAGGCACGAACTGTAGGATCATTATCAAAGGTCTGACCGCCAAGACCAGCAACGCCGGACTGAGCAGCTGCACCCATCAGAGCTTCTGAAATGGCAATACCCTTGAGAATAGCAAGAATGGCCTGATGCTCATCCGTTGCACGAGTATTGGCAAAGTCACGACCATGCTTAGCAAGACCATCCTCACCAGTAACCAGCTGAGCAAGATTAACCTTGTTCGCGCCGGTGGTACGAGCAGTCTTGATATACTTCAGGAAGTCAGAAGCGTAGTTCGACGGAACACCGTCAGTCGGGTCAACAAGCGAAGCAATGTTAATTACAGGATTAAGAGGCTTATGCCAGCGCATCTGACCAGTAAAGTTTTCAACGCCAGTATCAATCGTAGGATTATTGGTGCTCACGATTCCAGTATTGGAAAGTCGCTTAGCATCAGTATACGCCTCATCGGCGTACGCTCCAATAGTGCTTGAGAGAACATAGGTATTACCTACGCCATCAGTGTATGCCATGCTTTCTTACCCATCTACCGCTGCTGATTGGGTAATTCCCCTTTCGCAGCCATTGCAAGGACTTCAGACTGAGGACGCCCAAAGAGGGAGCCACTCTTGTCTGTAGTTGTGGAAGATGTCTTAGGAGGCACACCAGTTCCGCGATTCACAGTAGCTTTAAACAGAAAAGCATTCTCAGGGTCCTCGGAAAAGGCTTTGACGAAGTCCTTAATGGTCTTTCCACCACGATGGACCCACTCACCCTTATCATTCTGGACTAATTCCTTGACGACAGTATCAAAGGCCAGTTCGCTGGCACGCTCATTCCGAAATTCATAACCCCGGAAAACCTTTTCGACAGCGACATCACGAGTAAGACTCGTAATTTCTGCCTTAAGGCCAGAGATGGTGTCATCACGCTCTTTAAGCTGCATTTCGTAAGCCTCTTTGTGCTTACCCTCTTCATTCAGCCTAGCAATTTCAGCGTCACGCTTTTCCTTTTCAATCTTAGTCAATTTATCCTTAAGCTCATCGCGTTCAGCGTAGGCACGGTCTAGGTTCTTTTTGATACCCGCGAACTCGTCATCCTTCGCTTTATCATCCTCAGTCTTACTTTTCGGAGTTTCCTTTTCAGGCTCTCCATCCTTCTTAGGCACGGCCTTGTCAGGATCTTCGTTTTCGACTTCGGTTTCGGTGCTTTCTTCAGACATTAGGTTTCCTTTGAGCACGGCTCAGTTTGATACAAGCACGGCTTATATCGTGGAAGAAGGAGGCGTCAATAAAGCTTTTCTATTAACGCCTGGGTTAATATAACGGGGTCGTCTAACCAACTCCATACCATCCATAATCATTTTCAAAAGTCTCATCTATAGTCTCAAGTATATCTTTGCGTGTCAGAATATCGTCTTCTTTGAGTAATCGTCCACCAACACGAGAGACACCAACAACTGGAATAATTCCTAGCTCTATAGCCTCTTGAACAAATGCATCATATAACTCTTTAGGAAGACCACGTGCACGCATTTCTTTGAGTGTCGCTTCTACAGAGTTGGTATTAACCATATCTGCATAAATTCCTCTCAAGGCCTTTCGTGCGGGTGCCATGTCAGCAATATTGGTGAAAAAGGCGTCATGAATAGTTGAGGTAGGTACATTATTGTCTCGACCCCAAAGATGAAATCGCTTAACCAATACAGCATCATTAGAATGGTTACCATTAACAGCATAAGCGGTTCTTGCTCTAGTAGCGTTGGCGATGTCATTTATCTTTCCGTCTTTGTTAATTACCTGCTCCCACCAGGTTGCCTCAGTTTTCTGGGGTACCTGAAGAATATTGGTAATCCATTCACCTTCTGCATTGCGATAGCGAAGTCTCTCTTCAAAGACCTGTGTGAATACTTGTTCCAGGGTCTTACCATCAAAGTTTACCCAAGGGACCTGAGTCCAACTCTTAGGTAACTGATTCGCATAGAACACCTCTAACTCTGTTAAAGTTTTAACTTGTAATACTTCAGTCTTAAAGTACTTCGCGCCTGTTCTTCTAAATTCTGGACTATCAACACCATAAATAATATCAGCAAGAGTACCATTAGGATTCCAAAAGCCAAAACGCTTAAGCACTTTTTCAGAGACTGGCTCTCCAGCTTTAACACCAAGAATTCTACTGACGTTATCAGGAAGGACATATCCCTTCTCTCTTGTGCCTAACACTGTCGTTTTGAATATGCTACGCCAATCAAAGTTAGAAGATGACGGCTTAGCATTCTCCAAGAAGCTCGAAGCTACCCTTCCAAAGAAACGTGTAAATTCCTTTAAAATAGGAACTTCCTCCGCCAGGTATTCGCTCATTATCATGGCGATCCCTTTGAAGTCATTCGGAGTAACACGACGCTCAAAGTTTTGGCTTAACTTCTCGACAACTTCCAAGGTAGCTCTGTCCAAGAACCAAAGCTCTTCCATGATTTCATCGCCAGGATCAATTCCTTTGTTAAATATATCTCGGACATTCGCTCGTAGTACACGTAACTCTTCTGCATCCTCAACCGAGTAACGCTCTACCCGAGCTATACGAGCATCAATCTGACTGATAACAGCATCGCGATCTGCCGTGGTAACTACTAACGTGTCTGTATCCTTACCAAGTATCTTCGCAAGTTTACCTTCAACGTTAAGGATGCCGGTACGCTCTCCAGCACCATAAAAAGTTACCATGTTCTGAGCCTTAGCGGCTTTACGAAGATCTTTCTCCGAAAGACCAAGCTCTGCATTGATCGCTTTAAAACGTGGATCACTAAAAGTCTTAGCGGCGATTTCATCATAAAGGCGTTTCTTATAAGCTGTCGGAACAACATTTGACAGCTGCGCTAGCTGTTTGTTCTTTGTGGTAAGTGCAATAATCTGTGCACCAGAAGAACTAGCGTCCTGTTCAATAGCAAAAGCAGTACGGTACCTATCCAGGCGAGTTAAATCTCGGTAATTCCCTTGTAAGAAGTTGTCAAGTTTAGACTGTTCAAGAGATAGTCTGAAGAATTTACCAAGCTCTTCACCGTCAATTCTCGCCACCATAGGATGTTGTAGAATAAAACGTATATCATTCGGCTTACATCTCTGCATGGCGTTTCCGATAGCAACCATGTCACTACGCCATTTCTGAGCTATCTTCTGACGTCCAGTAAAGGAAAGCGAGTTAAGCTTACCTTCAAGTACTTCATCTATACCACCTAGAAAGGCACCAATCTGGTCTTGTAAGTTTCTATAGCCGGTAGCACCAAGAGGCTTAGCACTGGCTGAATTAAGGAACGGCCTAAATGCCTCCCCTGACTGGGGACTGATAAGACCCCTGTCATAAACGCGAGCACGATGATCAATAAAGGGATGATTAGAAAAAGACAGCCCATTCTTAGACAGCCACTCCATCGCTTTAAATCGTTCATAAGTATCTCCACGACTGGATAGATACTTTCTGTAATGGTTTAGATCGTTGAACAGCTTGGCGTTTCCTCGATCGTCTTCGAAGTAAAGCAAGCGTTGAGTAAAGTTATAGAAATCAGGATCAATGCGATATTCAGCCCTACCAGCCCAATTGAGAGCACTGGCAAACTCACGGTCAATAAATCCATCAGGAAAATCAGAGAAGGAGTTGGTACTGGTGATGGGAATGCGGGTATCTTCATAACCTAGAATACCTCTGTCCATAAAGTATGTCTTATATCCTGGACGAATAATTAACCTATTACTAGGGTCAGTGACCGAAACGCGTAATCCTAAATCAACACTACGCTGTAAACGAGAGTACTCCTGTATCCTAGGATCAACAACTCGAATACTATAAGCAAGTGAATCATAGTAAGGACCAAAGTAACGACCGCTCATGCGACTCTTCATTCGTCGCTTCTGAACACCAAAAGTTTCTATCTTGTAAAATTTGGAAGCTCTTGGAGAATTCAGCAAGTTAATACCAAGAGTATACCATTGATTCCTGCTGCCATTTAAGTTAGCAAGATTATAAAGATCACGACCAAGAGAAACAGCAAGATGATCACGGTCAGGCAAATCATTAAAAGCCAGCTTATGTGCGAAACGAAGGTAGAACTGGTGAAGCGCTCTATCATCTAATCTGGCCTGAATACGTAATGGAATTTGTGTGGTAAAGAAAGGTTTTAGTTCATTAGCAATTCGTGGTGCAACTTTATCTTCCCAACGATTTCTTGCTCTAATGGTGCTAAAGAAATTCCTGTGAAGATCATCAAGCTGCACTGGACCCAAGACTGGATCAATATAATTATTTTCTAGCAATTTTCTAAAGGGATTTGCGTTGGCTCGGAGTTGGGTCTCTAACGAGTCACTGATGTTCATAACATCATAGCGCAGCTGTGCCTGAATGACACCCTTGAGATTAACCCAGGGATCGCCATTAGTACGCTGTCTGCCGAGAATGATACGAAGGTTGTCTATAATGACAGACCTTTCATTAACACTCATACGAAGCTCAAGATTGTCACTAACACGCCTAATAAAAGCTTTATCCTTGTCCTTAAGATCAGGAGACTCATCGACCAATCGTAAGGCATTCTGAAGAACACTAGTATTAGGCTGGTATAAGCGAGTATCCTCATAACGGCCAGTCTGAGGATTAAACCTCATCTGGTCTTCACGAGGAAGCACATTAATAACTCTTTGCTTATTAGCTTTCTTTGTGTGCAATAACTGACCTCTGTAATTGGTCAGTGAAAGATTACCATCAAGATCACGGCTTTGTAAGACGTAGTAATCTGTTAAGGTTCTGAACAGTTGATCGCTGTCCACTAAGTCATCTGCGGAAAGTGCATTAAGCTGCATAGCATCAAGTTGGTCTTTTGCGAGGGCGAACCTACGAGAGTCCGTCGCTGGCGTGTCATAGGTCATGGCACGTAGCTCGCGAATACCGATAGAATTTCCCTGATCGTTAACGAAACGATCAACAGTGAGCTTACCTTCATTTAACAGTGCTACCTTCTTATAGTCCCCTAAGTGACGTAATTGGGTAGACTGTGACTGACGAGACAACCACTGATTATAGGACTCCCTAAGTGGTGTAAGACCATCATAATACCGTTGCTGAGCTTTACTTAATCCGTTTAGATTCCTACGTCTTACTTCGGCGACACCTTCAAGCTCACCCATCTGTTCCCAGCTTTTAAACACAGGAACTGTGGTAGACCTACACCTATAGTGAGCAGGGGGCCGGTGTACGGTGTCACCGACAGGATAGATAGTACCATCCCTGTGTGAGCAAATGGGGGTAGTTTTGCTATCCAACACAGCTACGTACTGCCATCCATTCAAAGCCTTCTCATTAGCTTGATACACAGCATGATCAGCCTCAGTTGACACTGCGGTAGTTGCTGTAATAACAAGGGCCTCAGACTGACTCCGAGTAATACGATGGATATTACCCCGCCTAACAGAGACGGCGATCTGCTCCATCGTTTTTCTTTCGGCAATTCCTCTACGAATAGTCTGTTCAATACGTCGGCGTTCTGTCATTCCGACATTCTGCCATCCCTCTTCTAGCGTCTTATTGCCAACCAGAGGTTGTTCTAAGACAAAATTTTGGGAAATAGCAGGACGTCGTGTTCGCCATATGCGTCCAACTGCTGCATCCATGCTTTGCCACTGAAAAGACACTTGATCTTTTAACAGAGAGATCATATCCTTAGAAGTAACAGAGTTAATTTCACGATAAGTTTTACGAAGTTCAATATCAACAGCTTCTTTAAGACGTTGAAGTCCAGCTGCAGATTGCCCTGCTTCTCTAACAAGTGTATCCAGGCGGACAACATGACCATCTAACACCAAATTAACTTTACCTGTAACTCGGCGTTCATATAGTCGTATCATTGCCGCCCTGTCTATGGCTCTATCATAGACATCAGTAGCTGCATTATCCATGATGTCTCCTAGCGAGGCGCTCAGTTAGTTTGTTCTAGAGCCTCTATATGCGCGATTACGTCGTCTAACTGCTTCTCGTAGTACTGCCGCATTAACAGTGAGAGTTCTTGCTTCTGCACTGGCAAAACGAGCAACTGCTCTAATATCTTCAGGTCTGTCTCTACGATTTCTTGGCGATTGTAGAACTATTCGATTAGCTTGATTACCAATTCGTTGAAGTTGAACAAGACGAGTTTGATATTTGATTGTTCTTTCTGCTTCTCTAGCGACATGTTTTCTGGCCAGTAAAGAATTAGCTCCGCCGCTATTACTAGTATACTGATTAATACCTCTTGGATTATTAACATGTCCAATCATTGATCTACCAGAAGAACCTCTTGCGGAAGAAACTCTCAAACGTGTAGCAGATGCATGTGCTGCTCTACCTCTAGCCTGAGCAGATCTACCCGCTCTACGCATTAAATGTCCAATTAAAGAGGCCATTAAACGGGTCCTTCCTTGGTTAACTGTTGCATAGCTAACTCAGTAGTATAATCAGTAAGCTCTTGCTCTTTCTCTTTTTCAATTTCTTTCTTGCCTTCATCATCATCGTACTCAGACTGAAGCATATCATTCTGCTTAACAAGAAGAATCCAGGCACTACGAGGAATATGACCATTCTCATACCACTCAGTGGCAAGTCGAAGCCAACCTTCACCAATAGGATAAGGCTTAAAGTCTGGAGATAACGAGAAGTGAATATCAGCGCCAGTATACTCTGTACCATAACGCCAATTAAGCATTGTGGCAATTACCTGGCACATAACAACACTAATCTTAGTATTTAGTGTTCCCATTTGAGCAGTCTGAACAGCATTACGAAGATCAAGAGCTACACCAGATTGCTCCGTTTCTGGTGTCATCATGCGAATGCCAAGCTTAGCCATTTCCTCAATGGCACTCATAATGGCTTTATCATAGTCATTAAGAGCGTCTGTGGGAGTCGTCAGAATGTCAGCATCGTCTTCTTGACCAATAAGTAACCAACTACCAAGTCCCTGATCAACTATTTCATCAAATTGTTTCCGAGACATCTCCGATTTAATGATCGGAGTATAAGTAGAAGCACCATAAAGAAGATGATTACGGCGAGTTACTTTATTGTAAAGAGCAACTTCCTTATTAATAATCGTGAGAAGCATCGGCTCATTAGGCGTAATGGAACCATTGGCTGGCCACCAAGGAACATAGTTAAGCGGCTGGTTATTTCTGAGAGGAACTCTCGTAGCTCCATCCTGTAACCATTCCTTAGAAGCGCCCTGCTGCTTAAACCTACGAACCTGATACTTGTCATCCTTAAGTTCATGCACATAAACAATACATTCTTCTTTAGGATGAAATTCAGATTCTGGATCAGGAATTCTTTCAAAGACCTTAACGATAAGCTGAGTTAACTTGAGTTTGCCTTCTGGAAGAGTTTCCTCTTTCCAGTTAATAACGGACTCACCATGATAAATAGTTGCGAAAGGAACATAATCACCAGGTATTGGTTCACCATCTTTGTCTAGCTCTGGTACGGGGTAGTCAACAAAGATCCATGCTCTACTTGTCACAATCTCTTGACGTAATAGAGTATCTAGGAAAATAGTTAGTGGTGCATCATCAACACTGAACTCATC